GCGAGTGAGCAACGTCTGGTTTACCTCGGACACGCACTTCTTCCACAAGAAGGTAGCCGAGCTGCGGGGCTTTCCTGATACTGACATGCATGACCGCGTGATCATCGAATCCTGGAACAGCGTCGTGCAGCCCCAGGACATCGTGTGGCACCTCGGCGACGTGACTGTAGGCGGTCACGGCGATGATTTCCTGGAAGCTGTCCGGCAGCTGAACGGGCACAAGCACCTCGTCACCGGCAACCACGACGCGGTATGGCCCGCGCACAAGGACGCGCGAAAGCACCAGCGCAAGTGGATGACCGTGTTCGAGTCTGTCCAGGCGTTCGCCAAGACCCGGATCGAAGGCGAGACCGTCCTGCTGTCCCACTTCCCGTACTCCGGCGATCACACTGAGGTTGACCGGGACACCCAGTTCCGCCTGCGTGACGAGGGAGCCTGGCTGCTGCACGGGCACCTGCACTCACCTGAGCGCGCTACCAGCAACCACTCTGTCCACGTGGGCCTGGACGCCTGGGACCTCAAGCCCGTCAACTCGCGGGACATCGGCTACCTGATGAAACGACCGGAGCAAGGCGAGCTAAGGAGATGGTCGTGAACCTGAGTGAAGTCGTCAAGAACCTCAGCTACAAGCCGGGATGGCATTTCGCTCTTAGCACTGTTATCTTGCCAGAAGAAGAGACCTCACTCTTCATTACTGCCGAGGTACTGGACTCACGCACGCTGAAGCCCGTGCAGTTCGCCATACGACGCCTGATCCCAGACCTTGCCCGTAGTGACGAGGCAACCTTCCTGTCCTGGTGGAAGACCATCCTCAAGGAGGCGGAGTACCACGAGCTGCGGGAGTTCGCCCGGTACAAGGGGGAGCTCATAGATAACCCACACGCGACGGAATATGTGTTCCAGGACTGACGTTACAGTCCTCGTCACCAACTCAGGGAAGGCAGGCACATGCCTGGTTTGTTCATCTGCGCGCTCGTAGTGGGCGCGTTCTTCTTCATCGCGCTCTTCATCGGCGGCGTCTGCACAGTCGTGGCCAAGAGCGATTCCCCCGACAGTAACGGCGCAACGGGCGGCGCGGTCGGGGCGTTCATCGTGGCGGCAATCCTCGGAATCCTCGGCGGCAGCCTCGTACTCGCCAGCTCGTTCAACTCTGTCGGCACCTACGACATCGGCGTCACCACGTCGTTCGGCAAGGTGCTCGGCTACGTCAGCCCCGGTGCGCACTGGATCGCCCCGTGGGAGAACATGGCGCTCATGGACGAGAGCGTCCAGCCGACCGACTACACCCTGACTGTCAGGGTGGCCGGCCAGCAGACCGCTCAGGCGGAGGTCAAGTTCCGCTGGCAGGTGCAGAAGGGGGCTGTGGACACGCTGTTCCGCCAGTACAAGGGCAACACCTCACAGGTTGAGACCGCCCTGGTCAAGCCCTCGCTGAACGTCGCCATGAACAGCGTCTACGACGGCTACGACCCGATCCTGCCGCTGTCCACCGGAGCCAAGGCCGGCTCGCCGGACAACCCGTCCACCGCCCAGTTGTCCCAGCGGGTACAGGACGCGCTCAGCGCGCGGATCGGGCAGTACGTCACGGTGGACACGCTCGTCGTTGAGCCGCTTCAGTACGACCAGACGGTCACCGACCGGATCAACTCCGTGCTCGCCCAGACGGCGCAGACCGACAAGGCCAAGGAAGCCGTGAAGACGGCTCAGCAGCAGGCCGACGCCAACGCCATCATCCAGAAGAGCATCTCCAAGAACCCGCTCGTGCTCGCTCAGCAGTGCTTCAACGGGCTAGCTGACGGCCAGATCCAGAACCAGCCGGGCTTCTCCTGCTGGCCGGGGTCCAGCAGCGGCGTCGTCATCCCGTCCGCCGGCAAGTAAAGGGCTGTACGTGAAGAGCGTGTACCGTTACGAAGTGCCCGTGGACGATCAGGACCACGAGATTACTTGCGGGGTCGTGCTAGCTGTGGCTGTCAAGAACCTGAACACAGTGGAGTTCTGGACGGAAACGAATTCCTGGTTCTACTCCAGGCACTTCCAGGTATTCGGCACCGGGCAGGTAATACCGGATAACTACGTTTACCGGGGAACTACCCAGCGAAATCTTGGCCTGGTGTGGCACTTGTACGAACGGCACTAGCCGGACAGCGAGAAGCCCCGTTAACAGCGACTGTTAACGGGGCTTCGTCGTCGGTTAGACCTGGGAGTAGTGCGAGTCACCCGCTGCTGCCGCTGCCCAGTCGTCTCCGCCGGTCAGGGTGGGACCGACCTTGCCGGAGTCAACCTTGACGTACCCGGCGACAGGAGCGTCGCTGGTGGCGTCGTAGCCGTTGTCGGAGGAGTTACCCTCAACACTGGGGCGAATCGTGCCCTGCATCTGCTCAGCCATGTTAATCACCTGCCTTCTTCCACGTGTTGCCGGACGGGAGCGAGTCGTTCCCCTGGGTCAGTACGCTGTCGTGCGTGATGGTCCCGCTGGCCGTGAGAGCCGGCGAGTCCTCCTTAGCGCCAATCTGGGGCATCGGGTCAACAGGATCAGAGCCCGGGGCGCACATGGAGACTTCCTTGGCGAGCGTGGAAACGGTGTTGCCAGCCGCCTGGGATTCCCCGGCGGTAAGCACCACGCCGAAATCCGGCGCTAGGCTACTCAGGTCCTTCATCGCTCTTGCCCTCCTCTCCCGTGAGTAGTTCTTCCATCGTGGTCGGCTCAGGCTCAGGGAAGAACGGCAATGCGCCCTGGTAGCCCAGGTCCCGTCCGAATGGCTTCGCGGGAAGCTGCCCTGAGATGTCCTGCACCACGACTTACACCTTCTTCCCGCCAATGAGGAAGCTTCCGCCCTCAATGTTCGTGGTCTTCGGCTGGCCGGTGCCCGCGATGCCGATCATGGTATTCTCGCCGTACTTGTTGCCCTGGGACTCCGTGTCCGTGGAACCGCCGGTCTCGTCACCTGCGCCGCCGCCAGCCAGGAACCCGAACGGATCGGTGTAGGACGCGCCGGACGATACAGGCGAGCTAGCGCCCGTGGAGCCGTCCATGCCGGTGTCATTGACGAGCTGAGTTCCGAAGACCTCATCCGGCACCTGGCCGGGAACGGTCGTAGGGTCGTCCGCGCCAGGAGACGTGGGAGTCGTTCCGGGCATGCCCGTGGTGAGCGGGTTCTGGATGCCGAACGGAAGCAGTCCCTCGGCCTGTCCCGGCTGAGCGGTCTGGTCGCCTGCCCGGCCACGGCCCTTGCCCGCACCGCTCGTCTGGTTCTGGTCAGCCATGATTGCCTTCCTCTGGTAGCCAGGTACTCAATTCCCAGTGTAAGCCGGTAGCTTACCGGAAACTATAGATCCTTGTACTTCTTGACGAGGGCATTCTTAGTGGACACGTGGGCCTCCTCGGGCGGCATTCCCCTGGATACTGCGTACGTGATCCACTTATTGCGCGACTCGTTCACGTAAGGCTTTCGCTTTACGTCAGGAAGCGGTTCCTCGTCATTGTCGAAATCCTCGTCAGGCTCAGCTTCGGCGTCCTCGTCGGAGTCTTCGAAGTCAGCTTCGGCGTCCTCGTCCTCCGGCACGTCCTCCGGCTCGCTGTCGCCTGTATCCGGGTCTTCCGGCCACTGGGCCAGGGCTCCGCTGACGAGGTCTTCAGCCTCACCGTCAGGAACGTCGATGATGCCCATGAACGGCGGCCATTCCCGGCCGTCACCCCGGCCGCCCTGGATAGAGCACAGCATCTGAACTTCAGCCATTTACTGCTCCTGTAACTTGAAGAAAGCCCGCTGGTAGTTAGTCTACCAGCGGGCTCTCCTTTTAGCTTAGGCCGCGTTGCCCACGAAGTACTTCAGGCCGGTCGCGTCCAGGACGTTTCCGTCTCCACGGATCACAGCCCGGAAGCTGATCACGTCGGAGTCGAACTTGAAGTCGTCCGACCGCTCGAACCTCAGGCCGCCGACCAGGCGAACGGCCATCTGGCTGAAGTCGCCGAACACCAGCGACTTAGCGGACGGGGCCACCGCCGGTACGTAGGGGTCGCAGATCAGCGGCTTTCCGAGCAGGAGGTCAGGGGCACCCAGGACCGTGGACGGCTCCCAGAGGGCGCGCCCGTTCTTGTCCACGAGCTTCCTGAACCCGCCGATAGTCTTATCGGCGGCCAACCAATAGCAGCTCTTGGACTGCCGGTAAGCCGAGATGATGGAGTACTCCATGTCGATGAGGTCGTTGTAGACCGCACCGCCAGCAATCTGGCCGGCTGCGAGCGCCGATGCAGACGGGGCACCCGTGGTGCCTGCGGAGATGGACGGGATCAAGCCGCCCGTGATTCCGTTGCCGCCGAGTACCAGCGCGGAGCCGAAGGCGTTGCCGATGGCGCGGCCAGCCGACATTGCGAGGTAACCCAGGAGGTCAACTGCCTTGTCATCGATGAGCTCGCGGCTCAGGTACACGAGGTGCCCGAACTTCTGAGCGTTCAGCTGCTTCTGGCTCAGCGACGGCTCGGAGGTCGGCAGGACGCCGGCCTGGGCAGCCGTTGCGGCGGTCACGTGGGCAGTTGCCACGGGGACGTTGATCTGCTCACCGCCGGTGGTCTTCCAGACGGTGGGGCCGGTCTGGAGGATTCCGGATACCTCGATCAGGTACGCGATGAGGCGGTTGTAGAAGTCCACGGGCACGACGGACGAGCCCTGGGTGTTGGAGGCGGAGCCGCCGGTACCGAGGGTACGGAGGAGAACTTCGTCAGGCACGGCTGCCTGGGCGCGCATCCGGTATGCCTGCGCACGGAAGTACTCGCCGTCGATCACGCCGGCGGAACGCCGCTCAATGTCCACGCGCTTGACGTACGGGTCACCTTCGATGAACTTGCGGAGCTGCTCATCGAACTCGGGGTCGCGGGACGCCACGGCGCGCTCAGCGGCCTTGCCGGACATCTCGTTGTACGCCTCGTCAGCCTGACGGGAGCGCTTCTCGGCTTCCACCACGGTCTTCATCCGGGTGTCAACGGTATCGAGCTCTTCCATGATGGCGTCGATGCGCTGGGTGTCCTCCGCAGAGCGGTTCTCGCTGTTCAGGAGGCCCTTAGCCTCGTGCCACAGCTTCTGCCGGTCATCGCGGAGCCTGGTTGCAAGTCCCATGTCCTCGGACATTATGCTGCTCTCCTAAAAGAGAAAGTCGGGAGTTCACTCACCGGCTCCGCGCTCGTCATATGACGCCAGCGGCCACAGCTTCAATTTCTACGATAATAAGATAAAGCCCCTCAGTTCAATAGCTTGAACCAAAGGGTTTTATCTTTTCCCCGGAAGGTTAGTCGTCTAGCGGGTCAAAGCGCAGCCTCATCAGCCGCTCCCACCGCTCCTGGTCCTCATCAGAGCGCTTGTCCGCCTTTGCAGGCTTGGCAGGCTTGTCCTTGGCGTCGTCGTCATCGTCCTCGGAATCATCATCCTCAGAATCAGGCTTCTTGCCGGCCTTCTTGTCAATGGCAGCCTGAAGGGCCGGGGGCAGCTTGCCGCGAGCCTCGCTGTCATCGTCCTGGAGAATGCCCGCCAGCCGGATGCAGAACTCCTCGAACTTCTCGTCAGCAGGAGCAGCCGCGTTCAGCTCTACGTTGTCGTCCTTGTCGTCAGCAGGAGCCATGACGTCACCTGCCTGAACGCCCGTGCTTGCGAGGGAGTTGTCCTCAGCGTGCCAGGACTGCGGAAGCTGGGAGGTAAGGCCGAGCGCCTTGGCACGGTCCTTGATGTGCGCCTTGATCTTGTCGTGATCCGCCTTACCGCGCCCGATGGCGTGAATGGCGTTGTGCAGGTCTTCCTGGTCTCCGATCGGATACGAAGGCTCGCCCTTGGCGTTGGGCATCGTGCCGCCGGTCTTGGACATCTTCTTGAGCGCGGCCTCGTCGTACTTAGCGCGTACCTCAGCCTCATACCAGGCAGCGCGCAGCTCTTCGGCAGTCATCAGCACTTCCTCGCTCTCCGGAGCTTCCGGCGTATCCTGGGAGACAGGCTGCGCAGCGGTCGGCCGCCCTGTCCGCTTGAAGAACTTCATGGCCTGGTTCTCGTCCAGGAGGCTCCGTACTTCAGCGGGGTCAGCGTCCGCGTAGCGAGCCAGGGACTCCACCGCGCCGTCGATTGACCGGGCTGCTGCGGTTGCGTCAGGGTAGGCGGGCGTGTTGACGGGCGCTACGTCTACCAGGTCAGCCTCAAGCAGCGTGCGAAGCGGGTAACCGTACGGGGTAAGGCCCCAGTCGTCCCCGCCGTCTGGTACGCGGAAGGCGAAACTGGAACTGACGATGTCACCGCGACGGCAAAGGAGGATGACGTCCTGGCCGGCCCGGGTCTCGGGAGTGATGGCGTCGTAGTACAGCCCCTGATTGTCAACGCGCAGGTCAAGCGTGCCGCCCTGGATAGTTCCGAGCAGCCAGTCATCACTGTGGTTGTACCGGCAGATGACGCCTGGCCAGCCTGCGCCCTGGGAATTGCCGAAAGCCCGGTTGTCAACGCGCTCAACGAATCCGCCCAGCTTACGGGACAGCTTCCCGAACACGGCACCGTAACCTACGATATGCGCGATGTCGCCGGCCATTCGCAGCTCAGGGCGGAACTCAGCTGACGCGGGGTTAATGCGCCGCTCAATAAGCCCCGTAGAATTCCTGAACTCCACCGTGCCCTCCAAAAGGCTCCCCGTCACGAGGGCGTGACGAGACCACTCTCTGTTCACAAGGGTACGAGCGCTAAGTTCAGTTAACAACGACTGCTTAACCGGGTTCCTCGTCATCTCGCCGCTGATCGATAACCTCATCGACCATTGCCTCGCCGATTGCCGGGCGCGGGGCTATCGCCTGAGGTGCCGTGAAATGCCTCGTCACCCAGTCCCGGAGCAGCGCGGCCTGCTCAGTAAGCCCCTGGTTATCCATCGCGCGAGCGTACGCATTCAGCATGTTGGCGTAGAAGTCACCGGGATCATGAGCAGGGCCTGTCCGCGCGCCTGTATTCGGGTCAGTCTGGTTGACCTTGGTAGGCGCGGTAAGCCCTTCCTTAGCCAGTTCCTCTAGCTTATCGCCAGCCAGGTCGAACATGAACACCACCTGGTCGAGCATGTTCTTCGGGAAGGCCCCGGCGCGCTGGGCCATGGAGATCATGAGCCCGAGCGGCATTGTCTCGTTACCCTCACCGCCGGGCAGCGGGGCGAGGTCTTCCAGTTCCCGGAGCTCGTCAATGGACCGCAGGCCGATATTGCGCTGCTGAACGTAAATCTCCGTGCGGGTCTTCAGGTCCGTCTTCAGCAGGGCGTCAGTGTTGAACCTGACCACGCGCTTTTCCGGGAGAAGACGCGAGAATGCCTGCTCTAGCCGGCTGAGCCACGGGCGGAGTGCCTCAATGATCTGAAGCTGGTTCTGCTCTGTCGTGTTGTAGGTCAGGCTTCCGCCGGCGGTACCGCCGAGACGGGCAGCCGGAAGGTCCAGGAGCGCGGCTATCTGCGTTGCCGTCATCTGCATGGCGTCGATGAACTGCGCCTCTGACGGCGGGACGGTTACCGGGGTGTAGTCCCAGTCCCGGCCGTACACCAGCGGCTCGC